TCATCGAGGGTTGCAGCTTCCCAGATTGGGTAGAAGTGAAGACCGATTGCGTTAGATGACGGGACAATCGCTCCCGATATGATGTTGTTTCCATAGAGTAATGCGCCAGATACAGGTTCACGGATACCGTCAATGTCAACTGGAGGCGCAGCTATGAAAGCAATTATAAATGCAGTAGTTGCTGTTAAGAGTGCAGGGATCATAAGTACTCCAAACCACCCCACGTAGAGGCGGTTGTCAGTACTCGTAACCCAGTCACATAAACTATCCCAGTTACTGTTGGGTTTTGTTAGTGTGGCTGTAGTCATTTAATTAAAAAGAATATTTAAGTCCTAGTTTAGAACCATAAGAGTTGTCGGTATCTTCACTTGTAATACCAGATAGTTCTCCGTAGATACCTAGCTTCTGTGTTACATTAAATGTACCACCTGCTTTACCAGAGAATTCTGTGTCTGTACCATCTACATCAGCAACTGCTGTAAAAGCAGGGCCGCCTTGAATGTAGTAGTCAAACTTACTTGCTGAACCTTCAAAGCCAACGTGTAAATCTACAGTTCTTCCATCATAGTCAGAACCTGTGTATCCATTGTTAACTTCTGAGTTCAAATAAACCCCAGCAAATGCAGGAGTAGATAATAGTGAGGCTGCTGTTACAGCAAAGATTTTTTTCATTAAAAAATACCTGGGATAATTTGACCTGTTGTCGCATAAGCTCCTAATGCGGAGATGATTCCAATCATAGCCCAACGGCCATTTTGAATTTCAGCGTTATCGTTCATAGTTAATACTTCTATAGGGGGTTCTTTGGCAAACATATTTTGCTTACCATATTCTGTTGTTATTGTCATTCAATAATTAAGGAGTGAACCGAGGCGAGGATGAACTGTCAGGTCGCCACGTAACTCACTTCTTCTTAGTACCTTTTTTAACAGGAGGTCTACCTTTCTTACTTCCGTAAGTACCTTTTCCGTAGGGCATGGTTATTTTTTACCTAATCGTTCCATGATTTTTTCATACTCATCCTCAGTAATAAAACCAAGGTTGAGTTGTTGTTTAGCTTCTATAGCTCGTCTATTTTTAATAGAGTTAGCAGCTTGACCTATCATACCATCACCAAGTTGTACATCACCAGGTTGTTTTTTATTCTTCTTACCCATTATACTTTTAGGTTTGACATTTCAAGTTTTCTACGAACATCATCACGGTATGCATCATCTGTTTCATACTCTGGTTTG